ATCCCCTCACGCAGGAAAATTGTGCTATCATTGGTTTCTGACAATGGTTTTCGTATTTGGCCGATAGCATATTTTGCGAAAATGGAAGTTGCAAAAAGAGGCATACGGGCATGATTTGCTTCTGCGACCACTCCGACGAAGAACACGACGCAGTATTTGACGGTGATATTATCAATCGGGTCAAGTGCTTGCTGTGTGATTGTACAGAGTTCCGCCCCACCGCTCTTGAGGACTTGGACCGCATGGAAGGAGATCGGGAGCTGAAAGAAAAAAATGGAGAATGAATCATGAAAATACAAATCAAGTCAAAGATTGATGCGAAGGTATTATTTGAATGTAAGGCGGATAGCGTTAAGATGGCGGTTGAAATTGCGATTAAGGCTAATGCCAACCTCCGCTCTGCCAACCTCCGCTATGCCGACCTCAGCTCTGCCGACCTCCGCTCTGCCGACCTCCGCTCTGCCAACCTCCGCTCTGCCGACCTCAGCTATGCCGACCTCCGCTCTGCCAACCTCCGCTCTGCCGACCTCAGCTATGCCGACCTCAGCTCTGCCGACCTCCGCTATGCCAATCTCCGCTCTGCCGACCTCAGCTATGCCGACCTCAGCTCTGCCGACCTCCGCTATGCCAATCTCCGCTCTGCCGACATTGATTTTTCTTGCTGGCCTCTATGGTGTGGTTCTAAAAAAGTTAAAGTGGACATGAAAATTGTATATCAACTCATGGCCCATGTTTGCGTGTTAGATTGCGATGATAAGATTTTTAAGAAGGTTCAGAAATTTCTACTGCCGTTTGCAAAGAAGTTTCACAAGTGGGAAGAATTAAACAGATAAGAAAATCAAGGAGAACCAATTGTGAAAATAACAATCGACGACTTGGAAGAAAAACATGCTTGCAAAGAGGCCGTAAAATGGTTCTCAGGAGAGTTTCCGGGCGGAACCACGATGGGAGGCTACGCCGCCACGACGGACTTCGACCTTCAGGGTGACATCATCACCGAGGAGGCGCTCCAGGCATCCTCGCTCGACCTATTAAAAAACTCGACCGTCCTGCTCAACCACGACCTCAAGCTTCCCATCGGCAAGGTGACCAAGGTCGAGTTCGACAAGCACGGCCTCCTGGTCGACGTCCTCGTCTCCAAGACGGAGCCCGAGGTCATCCAGAAGATCAAGGAGGGCGTGCTCAACAAGTTCTCCATCCGCGGCCAGGTGCTGGAGCGCGAGCGCGAATTTATTGCGTAGTGTGTCGGAGGCCGTTGAATTTTTTAAAGAAGAAGCTAATGAGGAATTATTATAACTAAAGAAAAGATGTGCATGCGATTTAACAGAGTCCGAGCACAGAATTTCTTAGCAAAATTAATTGTTGAAACGAGGTTTTTAGACTCTATTAATGAGGTGCTAACATGTGCGAAGTGATACCTATAAAAAATGGAATACGAATCACAACAAAAACTGGCACAATACAAATGTCATCATCAGCAGCCATGCGAGTTCGGGATGATTTAATCAAGATTTTAGAAATAATACAAAAAGATGATGGTACAGAATTCATACAAAAAATGCTAGGATCATCGGATCCAGAAGTCGGCATTTCAAAGAGAATTGTCTGGGAAGAATATCAGAAATGGTGCCAAAAGAAAAATCTTATTTCAGCCTCTCCGGCTACATTTAGTCGAACGGTGCGTAAAATATTACAAGGAGAATCTTTATCAATCCGAATGGATAATAAAACATTCCGAATTTGGAGCGGAATCGAGTGGATGGACTCCGGGATTTCGGGAAGTCTGGAATGGATAAAACCATCCAAACGCAAAAAGTACGGTCTTTGGAAACTGGCTGAATCTCCACTATAAGGGGTTTATTCGGAATGAACAAGATGTATTCGAACCTTGGAAAAATGTCGTATCTCCATTATAAGTGGTTTATTCGGAATGATTCCAAGATAGTTACCTGTAATTATCTATTCTTGACTAAAGAATAATATTTTAATACTTTATATAAGATCCCATGATTACAGGTAACCGAGTTGCTACAATTTTAGGTGAAATTAACATTTAATATATTCCTTTATAGATAGGAGGAACCGTTGGATACCTACGAAAGATTCTCGAAGATTATTGGTAAAGATTTATTGAAGGTCGTCGAGAGATCGCTTGGTGGACGAGCAATCTATATTAGAAAATATTCTGAGCGTCCCGACGTATCGCAATTTATTGGAAAGCCGATTACAAATGTTATTTTAGCAAAACTTCTTCATTGTTCTACACGACAAGTCATACGGATCAAGCAGAATTTCTTAAAAAAGTAGATTGCAGATATAGTGACAAAACTATACAATCCCGTCCGTTTATTTCGTGCATAAGATGATATAATTCTGATGTGGCTAAACCCTATCGGAAAAGAAGGCTCAACCCCCGGGCGCAGGCAGTCCTTAAAGCTGCAGTTGAAGATCGCGACAGAACGCTGCGAGAGATCGGCGTAATCGCTGGAATTAAAGAGAAGGATGCGGCCTCCGTTGCCGGTCGAATTCTTCGCCGACCTAATATTCAAGAACGTTATCGCGAGCTGATGGCTACAACACCGGGACTCAGAGATCAAGAAATCCTTGATACTTTAGCTGCTGGTATGAATGCAACGAAGGTTGAAAGATTTGCAGACAAGGGAAAAGTTAAGACAGAAAAAATAGATATCGATTTTCCGACACGCCGAGGTTACGCCGAGTTGGCTGTCAAGTTGAATGGAGCCCTGACGACTAGAATGGAGGTCGCCGGGAAAGATGGAGCTCCGCTGCTTCCGGAACCTATTACAAAAGCACTCGAAGGGATGGATGAGGCATCGTTAAATCTACTCTTGACAAAATTAGCAACAGGTGAATGATTTTTTCTGCCATGCTGGCTGTCTCGCTCGCGACAGCCAGCTTCTCTTTTGCTCCTATGCCTGAACTTACAACTGAGCAGTTATCTCTATTAGGAAACAAGGATTTCCGGCACGCGATCTCCGTGGCTGCTCGGGCCGCCTTGGTAAAGAAAGCCGCGAAGCGCCACGACATCCTTGCATGGGGCAAAGCGGCGATGCCCGAAAAATTCTCCCTTCCGTTTTGTCAAGATCTACATGGGTACATGGTTAAAACTCGAGGATCAGCAATATCATCACTGAAAGCACCTAGAGGGTTCGCAAAAACAATAATAGGATGTCATTTGATTCCTATATATCAAGCACTCGTCGAACCGAGGATGTTCAATTTTTATTTGAATGTACAAGCCAATGAAGAAAAAAGTTTATCAGTTAATCGATCAATCAAACAAGACTTGGAAGACAACGAAGTGTTACGTTTGGTGTATGGTTCCCAGATTACAGGTCGGTGGACCGATCAAGAATTCTTGCTTCAAAATGGGGTCGTGTTCAAAAGTGTGGGAGCTGGAGTGTCACTGCGCGGTCTTCAATTTAGAAATCGGAGACCTGACGCCGTAATTGTAGATGATATTTATAACGAAGATGATGTATACAGCCGTGAAGCAACACGCAAAAAGAATGATTGGTTAAAAGGTACTCTTTATAAAATATTATCAAAATCTCGGCAATCTTCTTTTCACGTGCAAGGTACGGCTATTAATAAATCGGATATTCTTACAGAAATGGAAAAGTGGCCAGGATGCGTATCGAAAACATTTTCTGCTATAACTGAATCAGAAAAATCATTATGGCCAGAATTATATACAATGCAGGAATTATCCGAGGATAAAATTCGGATGGGTACCGTAATTTACAATCGAGAAATGATGAATAAGTGCCAAGACGACACCGAAGCATTAGTCAAATCAACTTGGTTACAAGATTGGGAATACGATCCCAAGATTAGATGGAGCCAGAGATCAATGGAAGTGCGGATTACAGGGTCTATTCTGGGATGTGACCCGAGCACAGGATCAAGTGAGACCGGTGATCCCGCAGGATTTTGCGTTGTTGTAGAGACGCAGGGTCCTGGATCAAAGAGAGAATGGTGGATCGAACAACTACACAATGCATCGATGAGTTGGGAAGCAAGATTAGCACAATTGGAAAGGATGCAGGCTTTTCAGAACGCGAAGGGCCCGGAATTTAGAATCAAAAGAGCTCGGATTGAAGGAATATCTGGTTTTGCCGATTTTGCTAACCAAGCGAAAGTTAAAACAGGATTACCAGTTGAAGTTGTCACATTCGTAAAAGGAAAATTGGGTAATCTGGCCAGCAAAGCAGGACATTTCGAATTCGGAAGAATTCATATCTCTTCGGAGATCCCCTTGGCGTTGCGGGACACACTTAAGGAACAGCTAACTACAAATCAACCTAAGCACGATGATCTACGCGACGCCTTGCTTTTAACACTGGATGAATCAAAGTTGTTGATGCGGAGTTGGGTATGAAGAAGTTTGGGTACGTATATCATACTTTTTGTACTGAATCAAAGCGACATTACATAGGACAACACGTCGGAATAAAATTTGATTCTTTCTATCTTGGAAGTGGAAAAATTCTTTGGAGAGCAATTCGCAAATATGGTGAGGATGCTTTCGAAGTCACTCCTATTAAGTGGTGTACTTCTAAAGAAGAATTAAATATAGAGGAAATCTGGCAAATTGCTCGATTCCGAAAGAGGTACGGGAGACGGATGCTATACAATGTTGCGAATGGAGGCGAGGGATTGTCTTCCGATTCGTGGACAAAAGCAATGCGGGAAAATTTACGAATAAAAAAACGTACCTGGAAACCCAGCAAAAGTACATTACAAAAGCAACAAATGGCTAGAGATTGTAGAACGATCGCGGAATGGAAGGCGATTGGTAAAAAAATTGGATTAGCAAATATTAATAGACGTCATAGTAAAAAAACTAAAATATTGATGAGTTTGCATAATGGACATCGGAGACCGGAAGTTGCCGCGAGAACTGGAGTCGCCTTAAAGGGCCGAAAGAAAACAGCCGAACATAGAACCGCTCTTAAACGATCTTGGAAAATAAATTATGCAGCCAGATGTAATCAAAATAAAAAAATGTGGATTCTTAGAAAGCAGCGGTATGGTCCGTCCGGAGGAAATAAGTGTCCAACACCGGAAGAACAAATTAAAAGAGTTGCTTCAATTTGCAGAGCATTCGCAAAGAATCCCGAGGCGGTAAAAAAACGAGCGGCTAAAGTTTGGAGAATTCGACATCATTTATATGGTCCTAGCGGATGTAAACCATGAAGCACTTCCGATTCACTGGCAACACCGGGTCGGAGTTCTTCGTGACCGCGACGAGTGAGAGAGAAGCCTGGATGAAGGCGATGAAGATGACCGGAGAGACCTCAGAGTTCAACATGAGGAAGAACTTCCGGATTTCCTTGGTAGGGAGTTAAGAAATGGATCAAGAAGATTTGAAGGATTCAGCTGAAGTTCCTGAACGTTGTCCAGATGGACACGGGTATATGAATTTGATTGAGGTTGTTGACGCGGGGCAGCGATGGGAGTGCCCGGTTTGTAAGACGAGAATTTTGGTGAACGCATTTGGTGAGAAAGAGACTGAGAAGATAAATGCTTCTCTATCTGATATTGAACGGTACTTACGTCAGAATCTTCGAAGGGGAACTCGATTAGATTTATTGAAGGCCGCATCAGATTGGTTCAAAGTTCCTGAAGGTGTGATAGACGTAGCACTTCAAAAAATTGAAGATGAGAAGACGAATGTGAAAGATAAATTGTGTTCCTGCGGTTGTGGAGCTAAGCAGATCGACAGTCCCTCGACGAATATGTGTGCCCATTGTTTGCGGGGAAAACCGTGTCCGAAGAAAGATGAGAAGAAAAATGATGATTTGAGGACTGTCGGTCGTACCGGACAAGCGGAGATCAAATGCGATGGATACATGCATTGGGTATATCCCAACGATGGCGGCAAACCTTGGAAATCGTCACAGTGCAATTGTCCTCCAGAAAAAACGAATTCCTTCTCCGATGTTCACTTCACTCAATGCGATCAGTGCAAAGCAGCGATGAAGTTGGAGGATGACGCCGAATGCCTGAAGGGCTTGTGCGAGGTGGGGAAGAAGTTGTATGCGGAGAAAGGGAACGCGGTCGTTTGTCCTGAGTGTGCGAAAAAATATGCAGAGATGCATCCAGACAAAGTTCAATACCTCAAGGGTGGTTTTGATACCGGTGAGCACGCTTTTGCTCCTGGAGGCAAAGGAATTGCACTTTGTGGGAAGAAGATGGAGAATACAGAGAAATTTATACCAAGTGAGATGGAATTCTATGTTCCCGGTATTGGTAAGAAACGCATGCTGGTGCGAACACAGGTAGAGTTCGATAGGATTCAAAAGGCGTATCCCGACATGACTGATATCTCATATCGGGATTTGATAAAGGGAAATTCAAGTCCAAATATCATACCAAACTGTCCTATTTGCAAAAAGAAAGATAAGGTCACTTGGCTTGATAGTCCCGCTCCAAGTATCGAATTCGAATGCTCGCGATGCAAAGTTGTTTGGTACGGAAGCGGAAATTCAGAGCAGGGTCGTATGGGATCGAATGGTTATATAAAGAACTCCGATTCCGGTCGCCTTTCTAGTTCCTCTACCGTCGACGGTCACTCCCTGGAGATCTTCGAGAAGTTGATCGGTGACAGCGACTCGGAGTTCATGTACCGGATTG